CAGGACCCTCACCGTTGTCTGCACTCCGGTGACGGAATCGTTGAGAAGATGGAATGTTCCGGCTTCGTAGGCCGTCAGGGATTTGAATGTGTATGTGATGCCGGCTGTCTTCTGTCTCTTTAGCTCTCTCTTGGCATAATTCTGCGCCATCGTTGCATCGTAGACATATTTGAGCGTTCTTGTTGTCTTCTCCGGTCTGGATCCCGATGTATTCTCCACATATTCCTCGGAATCGCCACACAGATAGACGACATGGCCACTTGCGGTTATATGCCACTGAGGCGACCATTGCGGACCGATCAATGGAATCTCATTGAAGGTGAACATCCCCTTGAAACCGACATATAAACGTGCTCCTGAAACCGTGATGTTGTCAGCGACAGGATTCTCCTGTTTGATGCTGACCTTATCCCAGGAGCATTTGACGGAGACGTTGCTGATTGAGACAGGAGTGATCTCACTGCCGGATTTCTCGTTGTATTCTGGACTCCATGAGACCTGACCTTTCCCCGAAGGAGGCTCATCTGTCGGTTCACCGGCATTGTAAGTCCCATCATAGAGAAGACCTCGTGCATCTGTGAAGGTCACTCCGCCAGGATAGCTGAGTCTGGCGGAAGGATTGGTCCTTGCTGGAAACACGACACCGGAGTCGGAATATGGGATCTCTGCGTCCTGACGGTACAGCACGATGTTGTCCGACTTGAGCTTCATGTATTTGACGCTTATGCCGTCAGCCCAATAGTCCTCCCTGTTTATGTTCAAGGAATCCCTGATGTCAGAGATGGTGGTGTTTGGCTGCTCCTCAGCCTCCGTCTTGTAGAATTTCACATGTCCGGGAGTGAATTTATAGTCCCAGCCACCCCTCTCAAAGAGAAGATTGGTCAGAACCGCATCGTAGTATTCCGATGACTTGATCGGAAGATATTCCACCGTATCGGATGAAAAGGCTGCGGGATAGTCTCTGGTTGTGGTTATTCCGGCAAGATTGAAGAGGTAGTCCACGCACTGCGCCAGGGTATAGCCTCCGCAATCGTTTCGATCCTCGCCGCTTACGATATGGAGAGCCTCAGTGTAGTCCATGACCTGGACACTTATAGGCTCTTCGTAGTTTCCTCTTGCGGAAACGGAGAGATAAGGCCTGATAACACCCTCAAACATCACCGTGTTATCATGCTTCACCTCTGCCTTGACCAGTCTGCTTGTCTCGGAGAGAAACAGGGCAAAGGCCTCGGCTGATTTGATTGTGAGTTTCAAAGACTGTGTAAGGTGAGCACCCTTGGCACCCACCTCATCAGGAAAATCCCATCCATTGTAAAGGATGTCATACGTTCTGTCTCCACCGGTAAGGTGGATTGTCAGTGTCCAGCTCATGCATACCTCCAGGACGGAAGAGCTCCAGTCCTCTGTGCTCTCTCAATGGCATGGAAGATCTCCTCCTCCACGTTTCCCACGACATTGCCGTTGATGTTGATGACAACGCCAGATCCAGCCATTCCCTTGCCTCTCAGCTCATCTGCGAAAGGTTTCGGCACGATCATCTCACCCTTATGGACCTGAGCCACCTGATCCTGTAGAAGCTCATAGGCTCCCTGGCCATAGCTAGGCATATAGGTCTGGGAGCTGATTGCTGCAACCTGGGCACCGTAGGCAGCGGTTGCAAGCCCTGTGACGATTCCAGCGACAACAGGGTTTGGATCGTTTGCCCATGCTTTCATTACGGCTTGTCCGTATGAGACTGTTGCCTCGGCAAGGGCATTTGCCTTGCGGGCCTCAAAGGCCTTCTTCTCAAGGTCATTGATCTTCCGCTGCATCTCCTCTTCCTGGGCAACGGTCAAGGTCCCGGCATCTCTCATCTGCTCCATCTCTTTGGAGATCTGCGATGCCTGGTTCTCCCAGATGGAGGCAAGGGACTCACTTATTGACAAATATGCATCGTATGCAGCGGAGGCTACATCCTTAAACATGTCTTTCAGGGAGAGTCCGGCGTCATCAGCCCCATCTTTGACTTTTGTGAGAGCATCCAGATCATCCAGAAGACCTTGCTGGACCTCTTGTAGGTACTGGACAGTTGCCGGGTCTTCGGTCTCTTCAATCTGATCAGCCAGAAGAGAGATCTCGGCATTGAGATGGTCAACTTGCTCCTGATAGTCGGAAAGATAATCTGTCGGAAGCCATTTGTCGCTCCCTTTGTCGGAACCGCTCTTGAAGAGATTGTCTTTCTTTTCCTGTGTAGCTGCTATTATCTCATCCAGCTGGTCTCCCATTGCACGGACATCGGTTATGGAAGTGCCTTCTGGAAGACCAAGCAGCTCAAGAATGGCAAAGGAACCGTCTTCATTTGTGTCCCCGCCGTGCTCGTTGATGAGATCTTTGTATTCCTTTGCCTTTGCTATGATCTCATCATAGACTGCTGCCTGATAGGATATGGAGCTCCCACCGTTGCTCTTCATGAAGGATTCAAAGGCGCTTTCAGAATCCAGTATGCTGGTTGGAGAGCCGGACCCCGAACCGGTTACAACTGTTCCAGATGGTTTCTCTACGGTATATGCATTCTTGTACTCTCCGAGAGCTGCATCTATCAATTCTACGGTGTTGACCAGCTTGTCGTATGGCTCCTTGAGCATTTCAAAGAAACCCTCATCGAGATCTCCGAAGAAATTCTCATATCCTGACGGAAGGTAGGTTTCCAGAACACCCTTCAAGGTATCATTGTCCATCCAAAGAAGATCTTCAAGGTTTGTATCGATGGCCTCTTCTATGAACTGCCCCCAAGGATTGCTCCTGATAAGCTCCAGCTGTGCGGACACATCGCTTACAGCCTCAGATCTCCTCTCCTTGAGGAAATCCTCTGCATAATTGGAATACAGGGTATGGGAATCTCCTGTCTGGACATCCTCCCAGAAGTTGCCCTGGTCAATGTGGTCGCTCGCCCATTCATGGATCTTCTTGAGCATGTCAAGAATATATGTGAATGCCGGGGCAAGGGATCCGACAATGCCCTCGCCAAGATCCTCTTTAATGTCCCCCCAGACATTCTTGATCTGGTCAAGCGTTCCTGTATCGGTGGAGGCTACAGCAGAGGCCACACCTTTGTATTTGCTCTCGATCTTGTCCAGAACAAGAGCCTGGGCACCGTAAAGATCGTTTGCATCTTGCAAGGTTTTGACTTGTTCAATCTCTTCCTCTGTGAAGGCCATTCCTTGCCTTCTGAGTCTTGTAAGACCTTGAGTGGGATCCTGGAGAGCATAGGCCATAGTCGATGCAGCGGAGGAGATGTCGGTTTTCATCGCCTCTGCCAGATCCGCAGTTGTCATGAGGGCTCTTTTGAGGCCATCTTCATCGAGAGCCTGGGTGGCAATCAGGAGTTTTTCAGCTTCAAGGACTGCTTCATCTCCGAATTTTGTGACCTCTTGCACTGCTCCAGCCAGATCGAGAAGCTCTCTGGCACTCATATTGATTTGATTGCCCGTTGCCTTTAGGACGGAGGCAAGCCTGACCTCTGACTGCTCTTGGGTCTTGTAGATCTCAATCATTTCCTTGGCAGCTCCGTTCACCTCGGAAATGGCCTGTTTCACGATCAGGAAAGAGGCGGAGAGCTTGGTGAGGTTCATGGAATTCATCTTGCCAAGGGAGTCGTTTATCTTCTCCAGCTCACGCTGCGCCTGATTGGTCTCGGCTGAGACTTTCATTTTCAATTCAGCAGACATTCTTACCTCTCTCTATCTAAACAGGGCTGACAACCCTCGCCCTCTGAGGGGATCTTCTGGGTGGTAAGCCCTGTATATGGGGATCAATGCCTCCACAAGCTCCACCAACCGATTGGGACATCTGGCCCAATCCGAATAAGGGAAGCCAAGAACGGTCCATCGTTGAAACTCCATAACATCTGCAACAGCATCCTTATTGTCGTAATATGACTTTATATCCGACAATCTGATCTTGATACCGCTTTTCAGAAGCTCGACTCTCTCGGAACCACCGTATCTTGGCTTGTAATCAGGGCCATAGCCCTCACACTTCAAGGAGTAGAGGGCTGTGGCAAGTTTTTTGATTCAACCGTGAAGACACCGGCAGTGATTATTTCTTTTGCTACGGTGGAAACAAGTCTTGTCAGACCGTGCCCGTATTTAAGGACATCCTCTGCTGTTGTCAACTGAATCTTCTCCCCATCAAGGTTGACTTCTAGACCATCAATCTTCTCAACAAAACGTCCGAAAACCTCAGAGTCCAGGAATTTGCCCTCTGCCTTGAGGGATTCGAAATCTGGAGGAGTAAGGACCTTGAAGGTCACGGAAAAAGGCTTTTCCGCTTTCTCGTTCCCCCACAACTCCGGCTTGATGGTTTTACTTTTCGACAGATTTAGAATCATTCATCATACTCCTGCTCCGGCTGTGTAGGTCGGTGCGTCATCTCCGGTGAAGTTTGCAGTGAATGAAACCATGTCACCGACAGCTACAGAGATGGAGAAGTTGCTGATCCATGCAGAACCGGAGAGTGAAGCTCCTCCTCCGAGGCCAAGCTCAAGAGTCTGGACAGCCACAGTCTGGTTTCCAACGCAGAGATCAAAGAAACCCTTCTGCTTTGTATCGGCAAGATCCAAGGTTCCAGCAATGTTTCCACTCCAGGATCTGAGTCCTGGCTGGCTCTTCTTCCACTGATTTCCAAGAGATGTTACATCATGGAGATCCACATCTGTTGTTACATTGAAGCTCTTGATGTATGTGACAGCTGCCGGAGTGCTTCCAGCTTTCAGATAGCCATCTTTTCCAGCATATACGGCCATTTTTTAGTCCTCCAAACGGTCCAGTATCTTCTTCTCGATCTGACCGTCTTTTTCGAAATTGATTGTGGCTTCCATGACGGTGCCACACTTACACCTTTTTTCTTTGTCCTGTCCTTCCTGTCTTGGAAACTCCAAGCCACATTTAGGGCAAGTCCAGGTTTTCAGACTTTTCATTGCATTCCTCCGAAAGAACCAAGATTCACACGAACCCTGAGCACAAATGCAGCAACGAACACTTCACTCACAACGCCACACCCCGGAGATTCGATGAGGGAGTCAACGGCACAACCACCAAGAGTATGGTCAGATCGTATTGCATCCTCCAGGCAGTCCATGAGGTCATACCCCATGCGCTGCAACTCATCGATGTCACTTCCTCTTACTGCAATGCAGACATTCAGATCGTAATCGGTCAGATATGGCTCAGACGTATCCCTTCCGGTCTGTGCAATGCACAATGCCGGATAGGATCTAAGGCCTGTCACCACATCACGGAATCCAATGTCTGTCTCTGCTATGAAAGGGAGCTTCTCATCGGGATTCACCTCGTTCCAGTCAGTGATGAGTTGATCCATCGTGCTCTTTAGATGGTTCAACACTTTACTCAGCAAACTATGTGTGCGTTCATTTAAGGGCATTGAATCTCTCCTCAATCTTGTCTGTGATGTAATCGCCGACATTGTTGACTGCGGTCCACTCGGCAAATGTTCTGTTCATGAAGTCTCTGCTGGTGCCAATCCACTGATACAAGTAATTCAGCATTCCGGGGATTCTGACACCAGGACGGATATACCACTCTGCAACATTGGCCTTGCGATTGCGCTTCGGAGTCCAGGCTTGGATTGACTCTCTCGTTCCCGTACCTCCAGGGCCTCTGTCATTCAAGAATCTTGTGAAATTCCCTCTGACATAATCCTTGTAGCTATGGGCCTTGTCTCCTACTGCGCTCCTGACCCAGCCATCAATGTGCTTTGCGGTATATTCAAACTTCTCAATCGCATTGCCGGAGATCTCCAGCTTCATGTTTTCAGCCATCAGTCACTCGCTCTGCCCAGACGGTACCTGTCAAGGTGCTGGCGGACAGCAAGAGGGACCACACTCTGCTCTATCTGCTCGGTGCCTCCCTCTGTGGATTGCGAAGTCTTCCCCATGTGGCCGGCATTGGCCATCCTGGACATTGCCTGTACGGTCATTGCGACACAGTAGACAACATCCTCCGGGGCGGACGTCCAGCCTGTCGTGTACTGCACACGGACCTCCGAACCGGAGGCTCCATTGCTGAGCAAGACAACATTGGTCTGCGGAAAAGCCTCATAGGAAGAGATCTCCTCACCGTTGTCGATGACCTTTGACACAGCATTCAGTGGGCTTGCGCTCAGAATGACGTATCTCTGGCCCTTTGCGGTTTCAAAGATCTCCTCCCAGGTAATGGTCTGCATCAGAGCCTCCATCCCCAGATAATTGGCACAAGCCTTCTCTGCAACGCTGATCATGTTGGTGAAGTATGCATTCTGTGCATCCGTGAAATGGAAGCCATACTTCTGCCTGAGATCCTCGACAGACAAAACAGCCGTATTGGTTCCGGTTGTGGTTTTCTTCAACAGACCCATTGATTACCCCCTAGACTTAAGCGGACTTCTTGTTGTAGTAGACTGCGAATGCAGCTGCAACAGTTGGCTTACCATCGATTCTCTGCTTGGCAAGGAATCCGACCTGATCGTTGGCTGCGAATGTCTCGTTGAGTCTCTTGATCTCAAGGCCCTTGCGATCTGCGATGTGATAGTAGCTGAAGTCACCGACAACCATCCAAGGTGTGTTGGCTGATGCGGATGCTGTGGTTGTGAGATCTGGAGAGACGACAACCGGGATTCCCATGATGTGGGTGATCGGTGTGTTCTGCTCGAAGATGTACTTTCCGCTGTCCTTGAACTCATGGATTGCATCGAGAAGGCCCTGTGCGATGAAGATTGTTGCATTCTTGCGGTACTCGCCGTTGAGCTTCTGGATTGTGGACTTCACCTCTGTCCAGAGAGCTGTGCCGGATGTTGCGCTGACAACAACGTTTGGAGTGCCCGCCTGAGCGGCGACTGCTGTGACTACGCCGGTGATGGCACTGCTGCCGGAACCAAGAAGGAACTCATGGTCTTCCTTGAGGGCAAAGCCCTTGGCAACGATCTTTGTGATGTAGGCAACGATGTCGGCTGCGGAATCCTCAAGGAACTCGCTTGAGATCTTGACCAGAGCACCGAGCTTGTAAGCAGTGAGAGAGCAAGAACCTGGATTTGCTCCATAGTCGGTGAATGATCCACCTTCTGAGATGTAGCTGACTGTTACACCATTGCCCTCGACTGCAAATGTGTAGTTGCCGCTGCATGGATGGATTGTGGAATACTTGCGGATGTTTGAATACTCATACCTGAGAGTTTCAATCTGGGCACCGATTGTTGTTGGGACAAGCAGTGTGCCACCGTTTGACATTGCCTCCTTGAGGTCCTTGACGAACTTCTGGGCATCTGTGAGCTGCTCAGGATTCTTCTTCTCATCCTTGAGATCAACGCCCTTTTCCTGGGCGTCCTGCATCTTCTTGACCTTGATGAGGTTCTCATACTCCTTGAGGTTCTCATCTGTCGGATTCTCCATTACCTTAGCCAGTGCGGCATCAATCTTTTCCTGTAATGTCATGTTCAATTCTCCTTGTAAGATTTGATATAGTCCTGGTGGATCTGGAACGCCTTGCGGAGAATTGCACATGCCGCTGCATCCTTGGAATCAGCCGTTGCCTCATCCTTGGGCTCTTCATCCTTGCTTTCCTTTGCCACGAAGGTTTCATTTGCTGGGTGCTGGACAAAATCGAAGTATCTGACCAGCTCATAGGTGTCAGGATCCACGACACCGTGCTCATCCATTGAGCCATAACCGACAGAGGACACTCCTACTGGAATGTTGTGGTCGATGCAGAAGGTGATTTTTGCTGCATAGGTCTCATCGATGAACTCAAAGTCAACCCAGAGCTGGTTGTTCTCAATCCTTGGATTGAATGCATGGGCCATAGCTCCGGCATACTCTGTATAGCTGTCGTGTCCGTCATTGCAGAGAGTTTCCTTGTTCTCTTTGACTATTCTCTCCGCTAGTGCTGTCGTGTAGGTTCTGCCGTTCAGATTCCTCTCGTTGAGATTCCAGATCGGAACGGAGTAGTTACCCTCTTTCTTTCCGGTGGCTTCGTTGAGCACAGGCTTCTTGAAGCCCGGATTCATGATGCTGTCTACTAGTTTTTTCTTTTCCATCTCTTCCTCACTTTCCCGGAGCAACTCCACAGGAGCAATGTCCGTGGAAAGGCGGGTGTTTGAATGATCTTGTGAATGTCCATGTATTGCCGGCTCCATCAGAACCGGAGTCTCCCTTTCTCAGGATGGTGCCGTTGACCTCAACGACCTTTCCATCCAGGCTTTGGCAGAACTCGCACGCATCAGGTGCAGCGACAACGTGCATGAACTCGATATGAAGCTGGGAAAACAGGAACACCTGGAAGGCGTTGCCCGCTCTGTTGGTCTCCTCCGTGCTGTCCTCTGCCGGTTTGGTTGCCCAATCACCGTAAAGCTCATCACGCTCCTCCGGCTCCGCTTTCTTGAACTCCTTCACCCTGTTGGAGGCAAAGCGCCCGGCCATAGATGCTCCGAACTTTCCGGCGTAGGCATCAAGCGCATCCTGTGATGGAGTCTCCTTGGACCCTGTGGCCTTCTGGACTATCGGGAGGAGCTTGTTGATCACCTTCTTGAAGACTTCCACATATTCGTTGCCGTAGTTTTTCTCGACTTCGTGGGCATAGGCCTCAAACTGTTCCAGAACCTGGGCCTCTGGAATGCCGGAAGAGGCAAGCTCCTTGGCCTTGGTAACAAGGTCCTTCACTTGCCTACGCATGATCACTTCGATCTTGAATCTGTTTGTCTTGGAGACATTCTGCGTCTCCGTGAGATATGCACGGTCCTTAAGCTGCTTCTCTGTCAAGCTCTCCTGGGATTCCTTCTTGTCGGATGGCAGATCGAATGGATTTGGGATGGTAGGTGTCTGGTTTGGGTTCTCCACAGATCCGTCCGGCTTGAGAATTCCATAGTTGAGAGGGATTCTTGTGATGTCTCCGCCCAGAACAGGAGGGAAATCCATGAGTCTTCTGGCTTCGTTGATGGTATAGATGCCGTTGTTGACTCCCTGGACAAGACAATTCATCTGAGTTGTGGAGTTTGCCCTGAGAAGTCCGTTGAGATTGAACTTTGTGTAGAGATCTGTCTCTCCGAGAATCTCATTGAAGGCCGTCTCCCAGATCACGAACCTCGGAAGGACGCTCTTCATCTCCTCGATGCCACGATCCTCGGCATTTGCATAGGTTGCACCCGAATCAGGGCCGAAGAATCTGGTATAGACCTCTTCCTTGCTCCATTTCTGGACCGCTTCCAGCTTGGAGATGTCACCATCGTTGAGCTTCAAAGGCTCATATTTCATCGAATCTTCGATTACAAGCGTCTTGCCGGAGTTGCCTACACCCGAAAACGAACCCTTCAAAAGGGCTGCCATCTGGTCCTTTATCTCTTTCTTTGTGCCTTTAGGAACGGAAAGAACGCCTCCGATTGAGGCTCCATTGCTGTAATAATTCTTCTGGAGCGTCTTTGATGAGGCTATAGTCTCCAGATCCTTGCCTGAATAGTCGGCAAGGGAGAGCACTGCATCATAGCTGATCGCCGTGTTGATGAATCTTAGGACATCGGAGGAAGGAAAGAGATCTCCTGTAGGTGTGTACCTCCAGAAGAGTCTCGATCCTTTCCATTCAGGAGACATCAAATTGGGAGAAACAGGGTAGAGAGCTATGATGTCATCCCCGCTGCGTCCGATGACCGCCATTGCTTGACCGAAGAGCTCAAACTGGAAACCCATTATGAAGCGCCAGGCGTTGCTGTTCAGGTAGGGAGCCGGATGGTTCATCAGCTGGAGGATCGGGTGAACCCCCCTGACCTCTTTGGGCCAAGATCCGGTGTCCTTGTACAGCTTCCAGGGCATGGTTGCATACATTCTACAGAGCTTTGTCATGCACCCCCAGAACGCAGAATTCTCCATTCCAGGATAGTCTTGTGTTCCGAGCATAGAGGAACTAGTTTGAATGCTAATTGTCGCTTCTTGGACGGTTTTCGACTTGCTGAATGGCCATTTCATGAGCTACCCGCCTCCCATAATTAAAAAAACTATTTGAACAGAGGCCGAAAACTCAACAAATGTCTCTAGGTGTCTCTAGGTAGAGGCTGAAAATAGGTCTAAAAGACCATCATAAAGTCCTCAACATTGCCATCCAGACCCTCTCCTTGCTGTGTTGCAGCAGTGTCATAGGCCATGATTGCAGCGATAACTCCATCAATTCTGTTCTGGGATCTGGTGACATCAGGCTTGTCTATTCGGACATTGCCGTTCACATCAACTTTTGTGGCTGCACAGCTCATCATCCATCGCTCCACAGGGTTTCCGTTGGACTGGATAAGGCCTGTGAGGTATGCCCTCTCAAAGGCACTCACCGATGAAGCCATCTGCCTCCACCCCTGGGAGAACTCGACAGCCAGCTCACCGAACCACTCCGGCATGTGTTGGTCCAGGATGTTCAAGTGCCATCGGTCAGCTGCTATCAGCTGGAGATCATACTCCTTTGTGCAATGCTCGATGACATTTGCGATATAGTCATAGTCAATAACTGGTCCCGGAGTCGCTATGATCCTCCCTTCGGACACCCATTGCACAAGCGGGATCCTCAGCTGCCTCTCCAGCTCAACAGCCCTGTCCTCCGGTATGAAATACCAGTACAGCTGATAGTGTTTGTCCGTTTCGGCGTCGGGGAAGTCAAGGCAGAACGCTGCAAAGTCATTGTTATGGGCAAGGTCAAGACCTCCGTAGCAAGTCTTTTTCCTCAGCTCATCGACATCGAATGGGAAGCAGCACTGTTCATTCCAGATTGCCATGTTGGCCCAACGCTTGAGGCTGTCCACCCAGACATTGAGGTTCTTGGTTATGAAGGTGTTCATATCCGACTGGCTCAGCTTTGAGTAATTGTATCGCCCCATCATCAGCTGAGATGATACGGAGACATCCAGATTCGGATTGCCCTTCGGCCACAATGTCGGATCATCCTTGGAGTCGTCCTCATCCAGTGAGTAGATCGCAACGAAATAGTTGTCTATCTCAATCGAGCCCTCAAGGATCTTGAGGCACTTGTCATACTCTTGCTTGCAGACACCATTGAGAAGTGTTCCGGCTGTCGTAACCCTCAGCGTCAAGGCGTTCAGGTCCGAGACGTTTCCTGTGACAAGGGAGTTGACCAGATCATTGGACTTAAACTGGTGGTACTCATCTATGATGCACCCATGAGGTAGCTTTCCGTCTTTCGGTTCTGCACTCAGGGCCTGGATCCTTCCGTCTCCCCAGGTGATCATCTTGTTGTTCTTGGAGTTTTGGACCTTGGCCGGAAGGTTTGCAAGAGACTTCTCGGCTCTCTCAAAGCACTCGGATGCCTGGTCCAGAGATGTTGCAGCTATATAGCACGGAGATCCGTTGGCCTCGCCTGTCGCAAATGCAAGATAGCAGAGTATGGCTGCGGCCCAGGTACTTTTTCCGTTCTTGCGGGCAACAGTCTCATACACATCTGAAAACCTTCTGTTTCCTTTATCGTCCACCCAGCCGAAAATGACCATGATGTCCCAGACTTGCCAGGGTGAGAACTTCAACGGAGTCCCCTTGAAGGGAGCCCCGGAAGGAAAAACAAGGTTTGCAGCTATCCATATCAGAGGCTTTACTGCGACATTGACATCGAAATGCCACTTGAAATCCGTGCGCTGGAGGTCATTCTCCTGTCTTCGGACCTTCTGGATCTCCATCTTGGAGGCAACTCTTGAACCTCCGAGGACGGAATCACGATAGGCTTTATATTGCGCAACGAAATGCATTCCCAGCTTCCTGGTCATCATGGGAGAGACCTTGCGTTCCTCTATCATGATTCCTCCAGGAGCTTGTTGAGGTCAGCTTCCTCTTGCTCGATTGCCTCAGCCTCGGATTGTGCAGCCGCAGCACTGATCTTCATGGCCTGTCTTGAAGCCGGTGTTCCGCCATACTCCTTGATCAGGTCCTTGTAGGCCTTGATGGACTCTCTTCTTTCCTTTGGAGAGAGGCTCTTGTCCCTGTAATCCGAATAGAGAGTTGCCAGCATCTCTATTGCGCCCTTGTCTATGTCACTGAAAGTCCCCTGTTCCTTGAGATTGGCAACAAGACACTGGTAATGGTACCGCCCGACAGCAGATAGGTGTGTGGGAGCAGATACTTTTCTCCTATTTTTATTCATTGTCAACGTTTGTCTATCAGTTTTTGCCTTCGCCATAAACCAAATCCTTTATCAAACCAAAACTTTTTCGGGCCTTCGTGTGTGGGAGCTCCC